GGTGCATCTACACCATTACTTGCAATTACATAATTACCAAATTGTGTAAATGTCCAAAAGTCTGTGTTTGTTCCTGTTAAACTTCCTTTTCTTGAAGTAAAAGCTCCACCATCTAATTGATATAAGTCTGTATTTGTTGCAACAAAATTAAATACAGTATTAGAGTTATCTCTGAAAGAACCAGCTCCTCTACTATTTGCACCAATATTATTGGATGAATAATTAACTAATGAAGGAAATCGTTTATAAGATTGTCTTGCAAAGTACACATTGTTGGCAATATTCGCACCAGGATTATTATGTTCTGGTTGGTCAGGTAGCCACTCTCCAAAGGGTATTTGCATTATTATCCTATTGGTTGTTATTTGTTATTGCAACAAAGTTATCGTTAAATGAACCTGCAACAGTTACATCCCCTCTTTGTTGTAATGGTGCATTTCCATATTGATCTTCTCTATCGTTTCTCTCTAATCTTTCCATAGCAGTTGCATACATTTGTTGCCATTGTTGAACTTGTCTTGGCTCAATACCACCTAAAAAATTAGCAGCATGATACAATGATCCATATAAATAAATAGCTGGATGATTAGTTAAAATATAATTAGATGTATTTGAATCAGATAAAGCATCAAATTCTTTAAAGTAATTAATAACTCCTGTGTAAGATGCTGATGGACTTGGTGCAAATCTAAAATTATCTCCAAGTATTGTAAATGTGCTTGGCATACCAGATGTTGAACCGCCTTTTATTTGATCCATTTGTGCAGGAGTAATATATTTTAGTGCATACTTAGTTCCACCTTGTAAAATATAAAAATCTCTTACTTGTAAAAAGCCAGTTGGTAAAGCTACTGTTTCAGAATTAATAGTAAAAGAACTATCGGTTTCATTCATTTTTCTAATTCTTAATTTAGAATTAAAATCTTTTTCAGTAAGAACTATAAAATCTTCTGATATTTCTGATGTTAAATCTGATCTGTTTAACCAGTTAGCAATTGATGTTTTTAAATCTGAATATGTTGCTAGTGCCATTATAATTTTCCTTCAGCAGTTCTAAAATATCTAAATTCGCTGCTATTTAATTTTTTCTTTAATATTTTTTTTTGAACTTCTGGTGGTAGTCCAAACCAATTACTATCACCATTATACTCATTTGCCCAGACACTTAAAGCAATAGTTGGAATACTGGCTACTCTTTTCAAATCTCTTGATTTAGAATAGCCATCATTCATATTTAGCAATTCTTTATTATGCTTTAGGTGTGAATCAATATTAACTTCTTCTTTAACTGCAATTTTACCTTCCATGTCATCTTTCATGTAAGTTGTTTTTTGCAATCCATCTAAAATTATATCTTTTTTCATTTGCCTTGACCTTTATATCTTTTTTGTTTCTTCTGTCTTTTCTCTGATTTATTCAAAGATTTTTTGTGTTGTCTTGCACCTCTTTTTTTAGGCTTATCTCTTGGTATAAAATGGGTAAACTTTCGTTTAGCCATTAGCTAGACATTTCAGTAACTGAAACATTTGCAGTACCGATAGCAGCCATTTTCTCACCAGGTGAAACTTTAAAAATTTCAGGTTGGTCAACAGGTAAAAATATATCGTTAGCAGTTGCAGTTGGTGAACCACCAAAAACAATATGCACATCAGCATCAGCAGCTACTCTAACATATTCAGTTTGTGAACCAAATCCAGTTGAAGTTGCAACAGATGAACCTGATGGTGAAAGTTTTTGTGTAGTTCCAGGTCTTAATCCATAATTAAAACTCATAGTTTTTCTCCTAATTAATTAGGGGGAAATACCGCTAGGCAAGATCCCCCATGTGTTTATTATCTTCTTATAACAAAAGTTACAACTGCTTTTGAAGTATTAGTTGATCCACCATCAGTAATCATTTCGATAGATCCACCTTCAGTTACAGTATTTGCACCAGTTGGTTCAGCTGTGTCTATTGCACCAGCAGAGCCTGAAGCTACGATAGAAATTCCACCGCCAGTAACTGCTGTTCCACCGATTTCAAAAGAAAGTGCGGCAGTACCAGTAATAGTTGCTTGATTAGCAGAAATAATTTTTATAATTTTTCCGCCATCAGGTACAGCAACAAAAGTTGATGAAGCTGTTGATACATCTTCAATTTCAGCTGTTATAAAATAGTCGTTTAATGTTCTCATTTTATTGTCCTTTTTATTTGCTTCGTTCCGACTTTAAATAAATCTTCAAAGACCAAACAAAATTGTTGATTAAATATGATGGGGGATTTCTCCCCCACCACAAATTATTTATTATGAAGTAGTTAAGTCTGTAACCATTCCACTTGCTTTTTCATTTCTTGACTCAAGAGTGTACTCAGCAACCATAAATCTCTGATCTGCGTCAGCAGTCTGAGCTGGAGTTTGCAAAGCAAAATCTCTTAAGAAAGAAACTGCCCAGTAGTCCATCTCTAATACAAGAGCATCTTGACCTACTTTAGCAGCAGTAGCATTAGCACCTCTAATGAATCTGTTTGGAGCTACTTGCATAGTTCCGAAATCTGACTCATATACATCAATAGAAGTAATTAATCTTCTATCTTCAGCAGCGTCAAATCTTGTAGATCCACCAGTAAAGCCTGATAGTTTTTGTTTATTGAAAGCACCAACCATAATCATGTTAGGGTTTCCGCCTTCATTGTAACAACTTCTCAAAACACCTTTTAACTGATCTTCAGTAAAAGCTCTTTGAGTACCATCAGTTCTAGCAGCACCATTACCTGCACCAGATCCACCAGCACCTGCATCAACATTAGTTTCGTACCAAGTTGGACATCCACCAAGTTTTCTTGCAGTTGTTGCATTACCAGCAGACTTAGCAACATTAGATAAAAGAGCAGTTTCCATATCTCTTTTTAATTCTTTTGCAGCTTTAGCTACTTGGTAAGCTAACTCATTGTTTCTACCAGCAGATGTTACAGCATCATTAGTTCCTGATACTTGAACAGCTTTAGTAGAGATTTGAGTGTAGTTAGTTTCTTTAGTTGTCGCACTTTGAGTTCCATAAGAAATCGCAGCACCTTCAACCGCAGCATTTGCAGCCACATCAGCTAATGCGTCTGTTTGCCATTGGTGTGAAGTGTTTGTTGCTTTTGTTTTAGCAACGCCAGACATAAAAGGTGTTTCAGTTGGTGATATTGAATAAATAATATCTGCCAAATCTTCTCTTATGCCGACTGTTTGGTATGTTTGATATACAGCCATTGTTTATCTCCTTAGTAGGTTATTGTTTATAAATAACGAAGTAAAAGATCAGTAGCGTCTTTTGGACTTCCTGACTTTTTCAACGCTTTAATTTGATTCAACCTAGACTTAGAGTTTAATTCTTCTTTTGTACTTTTAACGCCTGACTTAACAAACTTAGTAGTTGGTTTAACTTTTTTAGAAACTAAACCAGGTTTAACTGATTTAGATTTTGTAAAGTTCATACCATCCATAATCACATCAAAATATCTTGAATCATAAATTCTTGCGACATCCTCATTTGAGAATCCTTTAGAACTTAAGTAGTTCATAATATTTGATTTAACTGTTGCACCTTTTATAGGATCAGCAATTTCAGGATGTTTCATATGAAGTTTTTTTTGTTCTTCTTTTAACAATTCCTGGAACTGAGCTTGTTGATGTTCTCTCAGTTTTTGCTGTGCTTGTTGAATTGATTGTTTTCGTTTTTGTATTCTACGATCAACTCTAGCAGCTTCAGTCGGATCTTCCTCCCAAAGAGCATCTAACTCTTTAGAATTCATATCGTTGTTAATTTCAGCATTCAAAGTAACGACTAAAGAATTTAAATCTTCCATCTTTGTTGAATACTGGTTTTTCAGACGATCTTCTTCGGCTTTTAGCTCTCTTTTTTCAATCGCTATCTCCTCAGTCTTTCGTCTATAGTCGGCATCTTTTTGATAACCTGCTTTTAATTCTTCAAGGTCAACATCAATCTTTTCACCATTGATAATAACTTGGTGTAGATCGGTTTCTTGTTCTTCAATCGCATTTTCATCTTCGGATGCTTCTTCTTCTGCAACTTCCTGAACTTGTTGTTCCGGTTGAGTTTCAGTTGGTTGTTCAACCTCAGTTTCTGTTTCTACTTTCGCTTCAACTTCTTCTTTTGGTTCAACTGGTGTTGCTTCTGCTTGAGGTTTTTTGATAACTCCTTTAGAGTCCATCAAACCTTCAATAGATTTAGCAGCACCTTGTACTGACACATTGTTCAGTAATGGGTTACTGTCAGACATTTAAGTCCTCCTATAGTTAAGCTGTCTTACGACTTGGCTTATTCTAACCTTTATGGTTAAAATTTTGTTTGGCGTTGTTGTTTTCTAAAATCTTCTAACTGTTTTTCTGCAAGTTTCCCTGTTTCAATTACAGTTTGAAGATGTTGTTCTACTTTTCCAACAACATTATAAGCAATCCAGAGTTTTTCTCTAGTATCGCTTTCTTTCGCACCAGTTTTTTCAAGTAGTGCTTCAGAATAAAGTTTTTTTAGAGAATCTACCGCCTCTATAAAAATTTTATTCTCCAGTATTTGTTTGGCTTGGTTGGATCGGCTGATTTCTTCCGATCTCCTCACCTGGTCTTTGGTTTCCATTTAGTCCTTGTAACTGTTGACTGAACATATTAGTCGATTTTGTGGCTTGTTCAAGAATTTTGTTATCTCCTGCCACCATCATCTTATCTAAATCTGCATCAGCTTTAATTTTTGCAGTATCTAATTGTGTATTATACTTTAATGCCATCTCTTTGATCTTCGCTTCAAAATCTAATTGCATTTCTTGAGTTTTTTGAGCCAATTCTTGTGCTTGTAATTGTAGATCAGCAATTTTTCTCTTATTCTCAGCATCAATTCTTGTAAATTCTATTTTTTCAATAGGAGTTAGAGGTGGTGGAGCTGGTGGAGGCATCATTTGTTTTCCAATATCAGGATTAACAAAGTAACTTTCCACATTTTTAAGTCCAGCGTTCTCAATTACTTTTGATAAAGTGTTGTAAATATTTTTTAGAGTTACCATTGGCATCTCTTTTCCACCTTGTAACTGAAATGCTTGAAGTTGTCGTTCAAGGATGTTGTTTAGAATTAAGATTTGTTGCTCTTTAGAACCAGTTCCAAGTCCTACGACAATATTAATATTAAATTTATCTTTCCATTCAGTAGGTTTAACCGGTATATACTGATTATTTAACATAACAATTCTTTCTTTGTCTTGATACTTAACCATAAGCTCAAATATTTTTCTAAATAAATCCTTCACACCTGTTTCAGCAAAGATTCTAGCAATTAATTCTGAACGCATTTGAGTTTGCGTCATCAAAGTATTAACACCAGTTGCAGTTTTTGAATTTAAAGTATCTGCATCTAAACCTTGAGCAGACTTTGTAATCCCAGTTCTAGCTTCTCTAACTGAATCTAAATAAGATAACATTGGAAATGCTTGTTGTGAAATCGGTTGTGATTGTAAAGGTTGCATCACTTGGTTTGGTGGTTGCTTAGTTCTAACTACACCACCTGGTCTAGTCGTTAAAAGATCATCCATATTTACCATACCATCCATGATCGCAACTCTGTTATTATTTGTTAAATACATATTGTCTAATAACTGACGCATGACAGTTGATTTCATTAATTGAATATCTTCAACTAATTCTGAAATTGATCTTCCATAAAATCGGTGTGGCATTGGAATAGGAGTTACAGTTACAAATGGAACATTATCGCAAGGCATATTTTCTAACACCATAGAACCATCATCCCCTGCTGAAACTATTCTTCTAAGTTCTGCAATACCATCTTCATCGTAATCGTATTTTACATAAGACTCATAGATTAAAACTTTTTCTGTAGATTTATCTGTAGCACTATCGACTGGATATTCGTCTATGTTTCTTTGTCTAGTAATTTCTTCAGTATTGTAAATATCTTCTTCGCTAGTTGGTAAGTCATTAACTTCATCTTCATCATAACCCATAGCAACTAGGTCTGATCTTGACATTAAAACTTTATGCGAAACAAAATCGGCATCGTCAATTGTTTTTGCATTTCTGTCAATTAAGAATTCTTCTGGCGGAATACTTTCAATTTTTATTTTACCAGTTTTTTTAGTTCGTTTAATTTTACAATTGTATAAAGTAAAATCTGGTTCTTGAACTTGAGATACATCTGCTCCTTGATCTTCATACTGTTCTAGTAGTGCCTCAAATTGTTCTTTTGCAGTTTCATCTTCTATTTCTTCTTCTTCAACAATTTCAATTTCATCTTTAGTATCTTCTAATAAATCTTTTTCAGTTTTAGTTAAATTTTTATAAGTTTCATGCTCAACCTTTTCGCTTTCATCATAATAGATTTTTAAGAAACCATTTTTTTCAATTAAAGCATCTTTAAAAAAATTATATAATAATTGGAAACCATTATTGTCTTTGTAGAATACATGATTTAAATATGCAGTTGCTTGTTCAGCTAAAGGTACATCTTCGGCAGTTACAGGTTCGCATCTTACTACTTTATCTGATGCTGTAAAAACTCTAAGTAGGTTTGGCAAGATACTTTCAATTGTATCTGCAACATCAGTTGATACTACCTGACTACGACCATCTATTTCTGTTCCAAGTTTATCACCTAAATAATATTCAAGAGATTTTTTTCTGGACTCAGAAAGATTACCACCTAAATATCCAAGAGCATTTTCTATATGATTGCCAAGTAGGGTTTTTAATTTTAAATCGAATTCTATTTTTTTATTTGCCATATTAAACTATGTAGTTTGTGTTCACATACACTTCTTCATTCCAGTCAGTCATTTTACCACCAACAAAGGTACACCCATATCTAAAAGCGTCTGCTGGATGACTTGCAAAATTATGAATGGGTCTGTTTTTAAAACATTGGTTTTTGTCATCCCATTTTTTTTGATAAGCCTTCAATGCTTCAACTCCTTGATATGTTTTTTCTTTATCAAAATAACATTTAGGTAAAGTTTTTCTAACAGCTTCAATACCATCTTCAATAGATAATTTTGGAGCTATATCAAAAGATATACCTAATTCAAGAGCAGATTCCAACCTTGATTTTCCAAAAGCTCCTAATTCTCTAACTTTTATATCATGTGGAGCTATATGTCTATCATATTTATAAGGTTTGGAGTCTAGCAGGTCAGCATAGAAATCTAAGCCTTCTCCAGATGATTCTTCATAATCAATTACTCTAATCTCATCTCCATGCTTTTGCACAAACCATATTGCGGTTGAATCTTTAAGACCCAAATCCCACCAAGTTTCACAATCTAAATTTGGATCATAAGGTACACTTGTAATCTTATTATTCTTTTGTAGGTCATCAATGATTGCACCATAGTAAGATCCAGTAATTGCAGCTTGAAAAGAACATTCAAATTCCTGGTCGTATAAATCTTCTGACATCATAGCTTTTGCAGAATCTAATTCATCTTGATCTAATATTTTTGTTTCACTAGCTTTAAATACTGAAGTCCACCAATCCTTTTGTGTTTGAGCCTCTTTGTGTAATTTGTAAAAATAATTTTGGCCTTTTGGGGTTCCAATAAATATGCACCATCCTTTTCGGTCTGCCAAAGCAGGTCTGATGATCTCAGGAAATATGGTTGGAGATAAACTTTGTGTTTCATCCATCACACATCCATCTAAGAAAATTCCTCTCAAGGCTTGATCGTTCTCAGCACCTAAAATAGTTATCCTTGCACCATTAGGAAAGTCGCATCTAAGTTCTGATTCATTGAATTTAACAAAAGGAATATTCTTACCAAAGGTTTTTATATAATCCCAAGCAGTTGCTTTACCTTGTTTGAATGTAGGACTAATAAATGCGTATCTTGGATTAGGCTTTGGGTTTGTCAAAGCATCTCTAATCATGTGATTGATACACATTACAGTCTTGCCAGACCTTCTATGTGCAACGATTACATTAAATCGGTGCTTTATCATTTCATTATGCAAAAATTTTTGCAGTTTTCTAGGTGTATATGGAATTACAATTTCAGTCATTTTTAAACAAAACCCCCCTGTTAGTGAATAGTCGTATTTTCAGGGTAATTCAATTGATTAATTCCAAGCTCATCAAGCATGAAATCGCTAAAATGTTTAGCATGGTGAAGATCGTCAAAGCCATCAAAATGTATTATTACAGATTCAGTAGATTCTGAAATAACAACTAATGCGTTTATTTTGTTTTTCTTTTTTTTTGGCATAAGAGGAACTCTTTGTTTAGATATATATACCTCCCTTTAATTTTAATCTAGCACAAATCTAAAAATCAGGTGTATCAAGTTTTAAAACCCTACCCTTTTAGAACTAACTTTTAAATTGGTACTGATAGTCATCTATTATTAGAACAACTTATTAATAGAATTTATTTAAATTAATAAACTTATTAAGTGAAAATGGCCTGACTTTATAAAAAAAAATAAATAATGCCTCTATATAAGCTTGATGCAACTATGCGTTTAAATGTTCCAACAATACTAGCCTTGCAAGTGTATTAACTTTGATTTTATTGAATAATTTTTATTTAATCCTTAGACCATTTAACAATCAATGGCTTATTATCAGCGTTAGAAAGCTGTAATTTCTGAGCATTATCATTATATTTCGGTAATAATTTGGATGCTTTC